GGTTTTGTCAACTCGATGTCAGAATAGAATCCAGATACCATCTGTTTTCTTAATTCATTTTCTGACATCTTGACAACGTGGATGACTGATTCTGCATCGTCTAATGAGGTAGCCGTATACGGAACAACAAGGTCATCTGCTGGAACAAACTTAGAAACAGCTCGTCCCAATAAATCATCGTAGTAAACTTTTTTAAAAGTAGAACCTGCGAGAGGTAAGTAGAATAACATTTGATCAAAGTCAGATTCATATTCTTTCATTTGATCCATGATCTGATAATTCATAAAATTTTTAACTCTTTGTGCTTGCATTTCTTTTTGTGGATCTGATTTACCCATTACCATTGTTCTAACGGGTCCATCTGCAGGCAATAATTCTTTATAAGCTAAAGCTTGAAATTGTGTAACAGCTTCAGCTAGCACAGGGTGAGTTGCACCTGATGCTCCTTGAAAAGGTTCTGTTCTGTTTGTATATTTAAATCCTAATAAATCAAGACCAGTAATATATGCTCGTTCCCATTCTTTACGAGACATTTTATATTCCATGTAGTCTTGTTGTAACTGACTACCCATAGCATCAGTATCTTCTTCTGGAAGTAATTCGTTTAGGTTTGCAAAAAAATCACCCTCTTCAGGTGCAGGCATTGCGCTAGGATCGAAATCAATTGTAGCCCCTTCTTCATCCTCTGTGACTTCTACTGGTCCTTTTGGTGTTTCTTCAATCTCCGTAACATCGACCTCTTCTGCAACTATGTCGGGTCGTTTTTCGTTAGGGAGAGACTTGTCTATTTCTGCCATATATGTTCTCCTAAGCTTTCTTAACTTGTTTTTGTGGTAATTTCAACCCTTGTGATAGCGGTCCTTTTTTAGGTGGTACTGCCCACCATTTAAATGCAGGATTAGCTCTCATCTTTTGAGCCATCGTTTGTTTTTTGTTTGTTGGTTTATTTTTTATTGACATTTAAACTAGCTATGCCTCCTTCCATGTATCTTGGATAACCATAACTCATTATCATACTTTGTTCACCTTTAGGCAAACTCATAAACTGTTGTCTAAATGGGTCAGGTTTTTTAAATATATTTTCTATATCATACTTTGTTTGTTTTAAATTTCTTGCAATACCTTGATCTACTTTAGGTAAAAAATCTGCTGTTCCAGCATCTTTTAATTGATCTTGTTTAACTAAAAGATTTGCATATTCTGCTGCTTTAGCTCCTTCTTCAGCTTTGGGAGACAACATATAATTAGTAATTCTATTAGGAGTATTTGTTCTGTTATAGTCTTGTATGTCAGCTTGTATTTTATCTCTTTGAGCATCTAAATTAAAAGCGTTGTCAGAAAAAAACTCAGAATCAATAGCTTGGTTTGTTTGGTTGTCTAATATTTTTCCTGCTTTTCCTTTTACTATTATATTTCCTTTTTCATCTCTTATCTCTTGCACACCTTCTAAATCTTTTAACTGATTATATAAATCAAAACCTTTGTACATATCATCTAAGTTAGCTTTAAAATTTAACATCTTACCAATCTGTTCATCACTCATACGTTGATAACCTTGTGGTCCAACTGTTATATTTTTTAATCTTTTCATAAACTCTTCGTCAGAATCTATTTTAGTTTTATCACCTAATGCATAATTAAATAAACTATTTCCTATTGCTTCTTTAAACGATTTACCAGTTGATAACATATCATAGCCCACGATCCCTGCTTCTGCTGCTACAGTAAATGCCAAAGCTGCTGGACCAAACAAACCTCTAAGTGATACAGCGTCTTTTAAAAATCTACCTGATTTTAAAATACCTTCTGCTAATACTTGTTGGTTTTTATTTTTAAAACCATTCTTTAATCCATTTTCTATAATTTTTCTACCTTTAGCTGGACACGATGTTCCATTACCAAATGGAACTCTACCACCTGTTGCAGCTTGGTATCCTTTAGGACAACCTAACAATGCTAGATTTTTATTTAAAAATTTTTTTAAAGCGTCTTCGTCAAACACTTTTGTTTTCTTTCCTAATCTTGTGTCTTCGGTAAATAATTCACCAGCAGTAATGACGTTTGATGGAACTCCTTTACCTCCAAAAGTTTTTACATATCCAGTTCTTCCTGAGTGTGCATCTATATCAATTCCAAGATTTTTCCATTTCTGTAAATTTTTATTACTAAAATAGTCAGAAGCAAAATTTATCTTATCTGCAACTTGTTTTTGACTTCCTACTTCTATTTTTAATGCGTTTGGTTTTATGCCATAATCTTTTTGATACTGTAAAACTTTTTCACTTGATAAAAAAAGTTTTCTGGTGCTATTGTTAAAAACATCCTTAACCCTAACAGCTTCATTATAAAATTTTTTATTTCCAGTTCTTTTAAAATTTATAAGTGCTTTTTGTATCTTACCTTCTGCTATTGAAGCTTTACCTTGATAGGTAGACAACGCTCCTTTGTTCATAGCGTTAGAAGTTAAATCAACAAAGTACGCATATGGATAAGAACCTCTGTTAGCAGATGTTGTAATACTAAACACTTCATTAAAATCAAATCCTCTTCCTGGATATAACGTTTGCATTTTTTCTCTAAACTTAGTTTTAAACGCTGCAAGGTTACCAGCTTTTTTGCCCATGTTTGCATTTATGTCATCTAAAACTGCTTGATAGGAACCTTGTTTCCATGGGTGATATTTATCTAAAGAATTAAAAGCTTGAAATATAAAATCTCCAACTTTAGAATTTTCTGGAATACCGTCTACATTTTTAAAAAGTTTACCTTGAAGTGATTGTGCGTATCTTGTTAATGCTAGAGCAGCTTTACTATCTGTAATATCTTTTACGCCATTGTCTATAAACATTTCTTTGACTTTATCTATAGTCATTTCATTTGTAAAAAATTTTACAGCGTCTTTTTTAGTGGATTTAGCTAACAACTTACCAAAATTTTCTTCCATCAATTTCATATTTCTAACAGTTCTATCCATTAGATGTGGTGATTCTATATAATTACCGATAAATTCTAATTGTTCTGGTGTAGGTTTATCAAAATAATAAAACGTTCCTTTTCCTGATTTAAATGGACTAGATTTAATATTTAACAATTCACGAACTTTATTTGCTATATAGTTTTTCTTTCCTGGTCTTATGTCACTAATTATACTTCTTTTAAATTCTTTACCTGTCGATTCTTTTAATAATTCAAGTAGTTCTGCTTGAGATATTTTTCCTTCTGGAATACTTGTAGCTAAGTTTACACCTGTTTTTTCTCCTGTAACACTTCCTGATTTAATGCTAGCTCTTTTATTTCTACCAATAGCTTCCCATAATGCTAATCCTTTTTTGTTTTCAAAATCTTTGCTGTACACTTTCTCAGCTATATCTAAAAATTCTTGACCTGGATTCGTATCTATTAATTTTCCTTTTAAAGGATTTGGATTTTTATTAGGTCCTCTTTCTTTTTTCTTTCTAAATTTTTTAGTTTCTGTATCATAAACTAAACCTTTTTTTTCAGCTTCTAATCTTTTTTTAGCTAGAGTTGTTGCAGCGTATATATCGGCATTCTTACCTGTTCCTCTTTCTGGCCCACTATACCCCGGTCTAGATCCGTCGGCATTGGGTTGTACTAATTGTTGCACACCACCGTCAGCATTGGGTCTTCTAAATTCTACATCAAAGTCCTCTAGTGTTTCGCCAGGTTTAAGATAAGAGTCGGGTGCTTGTTCGAGGTCCGGGGTATTAAAATTATCCATCTCGGATCTTAGAATTTCTACTAGTTTCGTGTTCCCTGGTCCAAGGACCGTGGAGCTTGGATTGTAGTCATCTTCATACATTGTTAGAATTTTTTCTATGTCGTATTTCATTATTCTCCTAACATAGTTTGAATACCGCCTGATGCGTTTGGTTTACGAATCATTTCTTCTGTAACATCTAAATTATCTAATTTTCTCATGTTGTCAGCTTTCTTCATCATCTCTATTTTACCTGCATAATCTCGACCACTACCAAGTCTAATTAGTTGCCCTTCAATACCTTCTGTGCCACCACTACCTATAATAAAATCTTCTACTGTTGCATCATCCATGTGTGGCAAGAATTTTTGCATATACATTTTTAAACCTTCTTTGTCTTTTTTTCTAAACATCTCAACAACTTCTAATAATCCTTGTTCTAGTTCAGGATCATTATCAATCATCATTTTAAATTTTTCTTTACCAAATACTTTTTCTAAAAATTTTCTAGGAGAACCACCAACTCTAAAATTAATACGTCCGCCGTCTGCTTTTTTAAGTGTCATAGCTGTAGTATCACCAGCTTCATTTATAACTTCATCTGGTACACCTGGTGCAATATCTTTCATTTTACCATCTCCGTCTGGTGTTACAGTAAACTCTTCGTAATCTTCAGCTTTAGCATATCCTTTTTTATTTTTAAGAGATACGTCATCTACTTTGTAATTCATAACAACTTCTTCTGGATATGGATTATCCATATTCTTTTTTATAATTGTTATGTTACCGGCAAAGTCTTCTTCCATAACATAATCTTTATATTTTTTAGCTATAGCTTTATCTTGTGAAGCAAGAGTATCATCACCCATAAATTTAATTTTTTCTACTAGCCTAAAAAAGTATGGAGGAGGTTGTGATCCTACCATAGATTTTTTTACAGTTTCACTTACAGCTTTTTTAGCTGTGCCTTCACCCAGTCCTAATATACCTGTTTTAAATGCAGCTGCACCACCTGTTAGTGTTGCAAGTAATTTTAAAAATGCTCTACGGCCCATGCCGCCATCTGAAAACGGAACTCTTAAGTTGTCATTATCTTCTGCAAGCAAATAGTTTAATCCTGTAGAAGTTGTTGTTTGACTTCCTGGTGACATTAATCTTGTTCTTGCCATCAACGCATCAGATCCATGACCGATGTCAGATAGATTTGGTTCAACGTCAACCATACCACCTGTGTAAAATTTTGCTATGCCACCCTGTGCTGCTTCCATTTCTTTTGGAACATCATCAGCAACATTATAATTTGGGGGTGCACCTTTGTCTTCCATTGCCTCCATTAAATCTCTTAATATTGATCTATCTATTGTTGTAGGTTGATCGTTATGTCTTAACATACGTTCATAAAGTTTTCTTAAATTAATTTTTGGTTTTTTTTCTGCATGTAGACCATCTGCAAAACCTGCACGTCCACCTGTGTAAAATTCAGGATCATCTTCTTTTTTTATTTTGTCTTTAAGATTTTTAATAGATTGTTTGTTTTGGTCTTCAAACATTTTTTTATATTCTTCATCTGTTTTATTAGGTTTGTTTAAATTAGAATTTTTAAACATTTCTCTTTCTTTAATTTTGTCACTAATTTTAATATCTTTTTCATCTATGATGTCACCACTTTTTTTCATAGCTGCTATTTCATCTGCAAAACTTCTTTTTTGTGGAAACTCTATAACTTCACCTTGTTTTTGAAAAATATTTTTATTCATGATACCACTAAAAGCTTGATTAAATTGTTGGTCTTCCATTTGCTTAAGATAAGCAAGTAATTGTTTTAATTCTGTTTGATTATTTAAAGTGTTAGGATCAACACCTAAATTTCTTATTCTTTTTTCTAATGCATCAGCAGAAAATTTAACAGCTTTATCATTAGCGATTGCACCACCTCTTTTAAAGAGTTGCATTTTTATAAAATCTGTAACTATTTTTCCTGCCATTAATAATATTCCTTCTTCCTAGGTTCTGTTTTTTCGTCTTCATAATCTTCTGGATGGGGTAGGAAGCCTCCCTGCCTGAATCGCATGACAGCCATAGTCATACTGTCGACTAGGTCATCATGATCGCCGTATGGAAATGATGCACATTCCTCTATAACTTCTTCTGCAAATTTTCTGTCAGGAGCCCAAATTACGCCACCTTCAAACAGCGGTGCACAAGAATTTACACGTACGTGCTTATCATTACCACGACTTGGCGTAAATGTCATCACTGGAATGTTCATTTGACGTAGTTCATGGGTTAAAGGTGTTCCTGATGCTTTTTGCTCTACAATTACCATGTCAGGATTCCAATATTGATATTGTTCTAACGCTACACGACGTAATTCTGGAAATTCAAACCGATCTTTTAAAGAATCTAACAAAATTAAATTTGGTTTGCTGTCTTCGTTTGGATAAAACACTCCCCAAGTCGTAATTGCACTATAATCGGCTGTTTCTTTTTTTAAAAACGCTGTATCCATAGATTGAATGATGTAATGACAGTCTGGAAGGTGATCTTTGTCCCAAGTTTGCCACCATTCTCGTTTTATTAGCGCTCCTTCTTCAGAAGTTGGCTTTTGCATCCATTGTGCATTCCATTTTCCGACAGGAAGTGTTGCTTTTACCTTTTCTAACTCGTCTAATTTCCAATATTGTGGCCAAACCGGTTTTTTATTTTCTCCGTGGTCCATGATCGCCGGAAATTCTACCACTTCCCACTGGTCACCTTTAACATCTTTTTGATTATCGAGTAAAATTCCTGTTAAATCCTTTTTTGACCAACGTGTCATGACTAAAACAATCTTGGCTCCTGGTTGAAGACGTTGTCTTGGTCCTGATGTGTACCATTCGTACGCATTATCAAACGCACTTGCTGACATTGCGTCTTGTTCCGAGTGTGGATCGTCAATAATTAAAAGGTCTGCACCCCTTCCTGTGATAGCTCCGCCAACACCGGCTGCAAAATACTCACCGCCTTGAGCAGTTTCCCAACGTCCCGCAGCCTGACTGTCTTCTCTAAGCGTTGTATCAAAAATTTTTTTATAATCTTCACTATCAATTAGTGTTTTTGCTTTACGACCAAACCTTACAGCAAGTTCTCCTGTGTGAGTTGCTTGTATTATTTTTAATTTTGGGTTACGGCCCACCATCCATGCTGGTAGCAAGTAAGATGCAAACTCAGATTTGGTATGTCTTGGTGGCATGTTTACAATTAAACGTGTAATTTTTCCTGTAGCAAGATCATTAAACTTTTGTGCAATAACTCTGTGGTGTGCGCCTTCTATAAACTCGGGCCAAACAGCTTTGACAAAAGACATAAAATTATTTTTAGCTTTGTTTTGTATTTCTTTTTCTGCAATTGAAACATCTAGTTGTAAAAGTTCTCTTCTAACGTCAGCAGGTAATTTACTTATATCTATATCATCTAAATTCATAAAAATTTTTATAAAATTTTTTGCACCATCTTAGGTGTTCAAGAAGTTTTTTACCACCATTAACTGTGTAAATCAAGCAATACAACCTGAAGTAGTGGGACCCCTTTTTAAAAAAAGGTGTATCGCTTATATAGTTACAAAGTTAATTGGGATTGGGTGTGGTACCTCTATAGGTATATAATTTGTGTATGTGTGTAGGCGCGTTAGCGCCTACACAAAGAGAGTTAGTTAGCCCAAGTGTTAAGGGCATCTTTTGTTATAACCATTGCTGGTCCAACAACAAAGTCATCATATCCAAATGCATACTTGTCTTTTGTAAAGTGTGCTCTCCATAATGCTGTAGCCTCTGGGTTTAATGGTAAACCCATTAGCTTTCCCTCTTCATTTAAAAGAAGTAAATCACCATTTGGAAACTGCACACACTCAACCATGCCACCAACAAACTTAGAGACAGCTTTATAATCTGGCTCATCTTTTTTGTCAGTAATCATTTTAAACTCTGCTGCTGTTGTGTTTATTTCTGTATTTGTCATATCCTATATTCTCATGGATTGGTGTTGTTGTCAACCTCTTTTATTACTTTTGTTTTATATGGATTGCCAACCCAATCTGTTTTAATTTCTTCAGTCACATCTACAGGTGTTTCAAGGCACTCGGTCCTTGGGTGTAAGTTAATGAATTCTTCCCAATGTGCATACATGAAATCAGTATAACAACCCTGACTACAAAAGTGTGACCAACAATTATTCTTGTTCCACTTATTTTCTGCAATCTTTCTGGTCCTTAAAACCTTTGAGCCTTTAACACCTCTTATTCTATCCTGTGTATGTCTGGTATGGCAATTCGGACCATGGCACCATGTATAATTACTCATATGTTGGCAACCCCCCAAAGATTGAACAAATACCAGCAAAAGAAATTAATATTCCCACCTCGTAATGTTGTCCATGTATAAAAACTATTACTCCTAATAATGCTAATACAAAGCCTGTTAGTACCATTAGTAATCTTGCTATTAATTCGCCATTCATTAGTGCCTCACTTTCCATGATGTTGTTGCCGTTCTATATCCATGACTATCTAAGTCATAATAAACATAATATGGAACACCTTTTTTAGTTGTACCATATCTACTTTTTTCGTCGTGCTTACCTTGTCTTGTTATGTGCTTCTTATGTTTAGAAGCCCAATAAGTTATGTAAAATGTTTTAGTCATATTTCTTCTTTCTGTTATGGGACTATCCTACAGGATAATCCCATAATTGTCAAATGTTAATTTACAGATTGTTGCATTTGTTTTCTTGCAAATGCAATTTTTTGTTCTCTAGTCATAACCTCTTTATCTTCTAAAAGACTAGCCAGATTTTCTGGACTATAAATTGATAAAGCCAAAGAACTACTTTCATTCATCATTGTTTCATTTAAAACAACTCCGATTTTATCTGCAAGTGCTTTTGCTTGGTCAAAAAATCTATAAGACTTTAAACCTAATCTTAAAGTTTTCATTTTGCTCTCAACATAAGAATACATCTGTTCATGTTCTCTAATTACATTATCTGCACTAGCAACATACATCTTAAAAAAGTTTAATGAGTTTTCATCAACTTTAAATTGTCTTGAATGACAATAAGATGTTCCGATTGTCCAAAGTTTAAAATCTTCTTCCCACTTTGCAACAGGTTTAGTAATTGATTTATCTTCATTAGAAGAATTACTGAAACCCAAATAAGTATTGACTGCACTTTCATCATTATAATACTTTGGATTTCTTTTTGAGTAGTCATTATCAATAGACAATTTAAAATCTGGGTTTAACCCTTTTGCTTTTAATTCATCTCGATAATATGCTCTGGCAAAGTTTCTACCCATACCAAATCTAACATGGACTTCATCTTGAGCTATATATTCTCTACCCTCATCATCAACTTTTGTAATGTCTTTTTGAACATAGAAACAATTATCCTCATACAATTCGCCACCTGATCTATTGTATTTAGAAATCATCTTTCTAATTGTATCAACATCTTCCTGTGGTTGATGATATCTTATTACTTTTTCAATTTGCTCTTTTGCTTTTTCACGCATAAGATCATATTGTTCTTTTGCTTGTACCAATTTGTCTTTTACTTTATCTTCATAAAAAGACTGAAATTGATCTGCAATCACTTTACGTTTTTCTGCGTTAAGTGTCATTCTTTTTTCTTTAGTCATATTTCCTTTCTGGTTATTTATTTGCATATAGGACTATCCCATAATTGTTAAACTTTGTCAAGTCCTCTAATTTAGAATACTTCTAAATTGGCGCACAACCTGTGGTTGTGTTGTTTTTACTACTAACCACCATCCCCAGCCACCGTCCAAGTATAAAGGATTATCCAGGAGATGTCAAGAAGTTTATTTAAATAAAGTTGTTGTTTATTATTTATCCTATGTTATAAATGATTTGTTGGCCTCATTTGGATATTTATCGCCACTCAAAACTATAAATATTCTGGGGACTTGCACCTACAAAAGCAAGTAGGATTAAATCTGGGGTACTTTGGAATTAGAGCCATAGCCCCAGACTGATCCCTGAACCCTGGTATGTGCCAGATAATCTCACTAGTGGAGCCAGGGTTCTGGGATCAGTCTATTAGTGCTTCGATGCATGCAATCGATTGCGTGAAGAGACTGTTCAGGCCAGTAGAAAAT